GACTGTTTTGATACCATTCCAGCTGGTGTTTGTCAGAGTTTTCACTGCGTTCCATGCGCTTGCCATGGACGATTTTACAGAAGCAGTCGCCGAAATAGTCAGAGCCTTGATTCCGTTCCATGCTGTGTTGATAACGCTCTTGATGCCGTTCCAGCTGGTCGTTGTCAGCGACTTCACTGCATTCCATGCACTGGTCATGGACGTTTTCACTGCTACTGTTGCGGAAATCACATTAGATTTCACCGCTGCAAAGCTGGTTTGGATGGTGGTCTTGATGCTGTTCCATGTGCTCGTGGTACTGGTCGTAATGGAGCTCCATGCGGGTCTCATCGCGGCACTTACACCTGCCGTTCCGGTCTTCACCGTCTGGCTGATGGCTGCCCAGCTCTTACTGTATGCCTGCTCCACTCCCCTCATGGAGTTGGTGATGGAGGTAGACAGCGTGGTGGACAGGTTCTCTGCCGCCGCAGTCACAAGGCTGGTGTTGGTCGTGATGCCGTTTGCCAGACCCTGCATAAAGTCCGGCATCCAGCTTTCCATATCTGCCAGAGGTCCTTCATCCGGCACAGAGAAGTGCAGGAAGGAACGGATACGATCCGCCACTCCCGATACGGCACTTGCCACATCCTGAATCCTCGACTGGATACCGGACACAATGTTGCCGATCATGTCAGAGCCCCACGAAAATGCCTGTCCAGCCAGACCCTTGATAAAGGAGACCGCACTGTTAAAGCCATTCGTGATGGTGGTTTTAATGCCGGAAATCGTAGAAGAAATCCCGGATTTCATCGAGTTAAAGGCCGTGGTAGCCGCGCTCTTGATGCTGTTACTGAGGGACGATACCATGGATTTCATGGCATTCCAGCCGGAAGAAACCACCGATTTGATTCCATTTACCACGCCGGAGATTTTGCTGCTGATGGCAGTCCAGATGGAAGAAACCGTGGACTGGATCGCAGAAAGGACAGTCGAGATGACCGTCTTGATCGCATTCCATGCCGTGCTCATCCGGGTCTGAATGCCAGTCAGCAGCGGAGACAGGAAGGATACAATCGCATTCCACACCGTCATTACTGCAGTCCGGATCGCAGTCAGCACCGTGGAGATGGCTGTCTGGATCGCAGACCAAACCGTAGAGAAAGTCGTCTGTAATCCAGTCAGGATCGGAGTCACAAAGGCGACGATAGCGTTCCAGATGGAAGTGATCTTCGTCTGAATTGCGGTCAGTGCCGCGCCGATCAGGATCTGTATTGCCTGCCAGATGGTCTCAAACAGATATTTGAACGCATCCAGCAGAGGCTTGATGGTGTTATAGATTCCGTTCCATACTGTAGTAATCGTGGTGCTGATGGAGTTCATGACCGTAGAGATCGCGGTCGAAATCGCCGTCCACACAGTTGTCACCGTGGTATGGATCGTATTCAGCACAGAAGAAACTGCTGTGGAAATGGCAGTCCAGATGGTGCTGAAGGTCGTCTGGATACTCGTAAGAATGGTAGTAAAAAATCCAGACACTGCTGTAAATACAGTCGTTGCCACACTCTGGATAGCAGAAACTGTGTTTGAAAAGAAGCTGCTGATTCCGCTCCACACGGTCTCGAAGAAGCTCTTGATACTGCCCCAGACAGTCTGCCAGTCCGTGCCGAACAGACCAAGGAACACATCCAGTGCGCTCTTTAATGCGGTAAGAGTCGTAGAGAATACAGACTTCACACCTTCCCAGATGCTGAAGAAGATTCCCTTTACCGCTTCCCATGCGCCGCTCCAGTTGCCGGAGAACACATTGGAAAAGACATCAAACAAGCCGAGCAGCGTATCCAGAACCGTACTCAATACCGTAGCCACAATCTGGAATGCTCCCTCAAACAGCGGTGCAAGCACCTGACAGAAGCCATCCCAGACTGCTTTCAGTACCTCAGTTACATCCTTAAAATCAAAGCCCAGCCCGTTGATCCGCTGTGTCAGCTGATCACAGAAGCCTTTCACCTTGGAAACGATGTCGTTCCAGATGCCGGTAATGGCAGCACGGAACTCCTCGTTGGTGTTCCAGAGATTCATAAAAGCAGCCACCAGCGTACCGATGACGGCCACTACAGCTACGACCGGCCCGGACAGACCACCCAGAACCACACCCAGCTTGCTGAACACACCGCTGGCACTTCCCACGTGGGTGATGAGAAGCCGGACACCCTTTGCAAGAGAACTGAACCCCCGCATCGCGGTGCCGACGGTCGATATGGTCTTGCCCAGCACAATGAGCAGCGGACCAATGGATGCCGCCAGCAGCCCGATCTTGATGATCGTTTCCCTGGTACTTTCATCCATACTGTTCAGCTTGTCCACGAACTGCTGCACGGCAGATGCGATCTTACGGATGGTCGGCATCAGGATATCACCAAAAGAAATGGCCAGCTCTTCCAACTGAGATTTCAGAATGGTGAGCTGACCATTTAAATTGTCCTGCATGGTCTCTGCCATGCTTTCGGATGCACCATCGCAGTTTTCAATGGCTCCACGCAGTTTGTTGATGTCCGTTTCGCTGGAATTCATCAGGGCAAGGAAGCCGGACATGGCATTCTTGCCGACCAGTGCCTCTGCATTGGATGCTTTTTCCGATTCGGTCAAACCGGAGAAAGCCACACGACAGTCTGCGAGGATATCGTTCAGGCTTCTCATACTGCCATCCGCATTACTGGTAGCAATCGTGACCTCACCGATGTTTTTACCAACAAAGGTCACTTCGCCGGAAAGGTTGTTCATGATGGTACGAAGGGACGTACCAGCCTGTGAAGCCTTGATACCACTGTTTGCCATCAGACCGATGGCTTCTGCGGTATCCTCTGCCGAGAATCCCAGCGCACCGGCGATAGGTGCACAGTACTTGAACGTCTCGCCCATCATGGAGACATTGGTGTTCGCATTGGAAGAAGCAGCTGCAAGGATATCTGCAAAATGCCCGGAATCCGCAGCAGATAAGCCGAACGCGGTAAGGGCATCCGTGACGATATCCGAAGTCGTAGCGAGGTCTTCACCGGATGCCGCCGCAAGGTTCATGATACCCTCGATGCCGTTCAGCATGTCAGAAGTCTTCCATCCGGCCATGGCCATGTATTCCATCGCCGAAGCTGCCTCGGATGCAGAGAACTTGGTCTTTGCACCCATCTCACGGGCTTTTGCACGAAGCTGGTCAAAGTCATCTCCTGTCGCACCGGAAATGGCAGAAACCTTACTCATCTCGGAATCAAAATCTGCTGCTGTCTTTACTGCGGCCATACCAGGACCCGTTACAGCGGCAGTCACCGGCAGGAACTTCTTACCAACATTCTCCACAGAAGATCCGATGTTCTGGAGCTTTTCTCCGGCTTCATCGATTTTGGCAAGAGTCGCATTGGTAGTAGCCGCCTGGTCCTGTAAGGATCGCAGATTCTGTTCGGTCTCCACGATCTCACGCTGGAGGGCATCGTACTGCTGCTGGGTGATCTCACCGTTGGCAAGCTGCTCATTCGCCTGCTGTGCCGCAGTCTTCAGAGTTGCCAGCTTTTCCTTGGTAGCTTCAATGGCATCCTTAAGCATCTTCTGCTTCTGGACGACCAGTTCTGTATTGGAGGGGTCCAGTTTCAGGAGTTTGTTGACATCCTTCAGTCCGGACTGCGTCCCCTTGATTGACTTGTTTACACTTTCCAGTGCTTTGGAGAGCTTTGTGGTATCGCCGCCGATCTCAACGGTGATGCCCTGGATTCTGGATGCCATATGGATGACCACCTCCTTTTGGGCATGAAAAAAGCCCATCTGCACGGAGCAGACAGGCTAAAAATGGGTATAAAAATACCCTGCCAGCTTTCACCAGCAGGGTTGATTAGAATTTTTACTTGTAAAGGTCTTCCAGCGTTATCAGCCGAACTTCACCTCGCTCTTGTGCCTGAAGAAGTCCATCTGTGAATCCGCCTTTCGAGAAGATATAGTAGTGATAGTTGTTGCCCTTTCCAAAAACTGAAGCATAATCCCGAATCAAATCGAGTTCATCCACACCGATTTTCTCATTCCGGTATTTGCATGAACCGATGATATAGTCTTTGCCCTCAACAGGAGTTCCGACGATATCAATCTGTATCTGCTTTTTCTTCTTCGGGTCTGTCCCCCACCACTGGCCGATTTCACTCAGATCAATAGGAAGGCTATCCGAATAATAGAGCAGGTAATCCTGACACATCTTCTCATAAATTAGACCCATGTAATCAGGAAGATACTGCTTTACAGCGTGTGGATAGGTCTTTGCAATTCTGCCAGAGTCAATGGCACTCATATTGATTGGCACAAACCGATACCAGAAACGGAAGAAGTTATCAGCCAGCAGATAGATGGTTTTCTTACCCGGTTTTTCTGTAATCGGTGTTTCTTTCTTCGCAATGCCAAGGTCGATCAGCGTTTTCAGGTACTTCGATACGACCGAGTTTTCCTCGCCGACCTTCATCTTGATATCGTTCATTCGGGAAGCACCTTCTGCAATCGCTTTAATGATTGCATTATAAATGGCCGGCTCCCGGAGTTCCTGCTTCAGTAAGTTCCCCGGTTCCTCATACAGATAGCTGGAGCGGTCAAAGAAATTATCCAACAGAGCTTCATCCACACTATCTCGCACATCCAACTTATTGATATAGTGGGGAACTCCTCCCGTGATTCCATAAATCAGGGAATTGTCTTCTGCAGACAGATTTGGGTGGAACACAGCGGTTTCTTTATAGTCTAGCGGCTCAATCTTAAACTGGCCAGTACGTCTGCCATACAACGGACTTTCCTTTCCAAGCACCTGACTCTCCATGAAGCTCATAGAGGAGCCGCAAAGAATCAGGTACATCTTGGACTCTGTCCATTTGTGGTCGATGATGTGCTGCAGCATCGCTGAAATAGCTGGTTTTGCTTTTGCAAGATAAGGATACTCATCAATGACAAAGACAATCCTCTTTTCCTTTGAAAGTGCTGTCAACTCATCCAAAGCTGCATCATAGGACCTGAACTCCGGTGCAGACTCCATATCCGGCCGCTCAAAACTCATAATCGACTTTGAGAGAGCTTCCAGATTTTCCTTTCCTGTCGTGTTCAATGCAGAAAAGAAAATGGTAGGCTTATCTTTGCAGAACTCGTTGATCAGTGCCGTTTTACCAACACGCCGTCTGCCGTAGATGACAATGCACTCAAACTTATCACCTGCATACCGTTTATTCAGTTTCCGCAGCTCATCCTCACGGCAATAGAATTGACTCATCTGCTCACCTCCAATAATTACACTCGTGAGTTAGTAACTCGTAAGTTACTTCTTTACGAGTATAATAAATCAGATAGTCTGCAAAGTCAAGTAAAATAACGATAAGTACATATGTTGCCTTCCATCCTGACCACGATGTCGGCCCTCTGGTTCTTTTGGGATTTCGGCGCTCACTAGCTATCCCTGTTACCTTGCTGTCTACGCTTAGCCTGCAGCGTTGCCGCGGCAGACTCAACACTCGCTTCAAATGCTGTGGTTAGCAGCTTATTTGATGGGGCTTCCACCCACCGGACTATATACCCTTTGCT